CTTCGATGATGACAATGGCGTCATCCTTCGCGCTAATGGCACCACCATTGAATTTGTCATTCGCGGCAAATACAATGGAACCGTGACTGAGGCTGTCATTCCACAGAGCCAGTGGAATATTGACCGCTTTGAAGATTTAGATTTTTCCAAAGCCAATCTATTCACTGCTGATATTGAGTGGCTTGGAGCTGGCCGAACAAGACTTGGTTTTATTCTTGATGGTGAATATTTGTATTGCCATGAGCAAAACCATGCCAATGCCATTGATCACGTTTATATGAGTACGGCTGTTTTGCCGTGCTCTTACAGGATTGCTAGTACCGGCCCTGCTGGCACGATGAAGCAGATATGTACGACTGTTATTAGCGAAGGTGGCTACGAACCCACTGGACCTATTTACACTGCTGGACCTTCTGCAGTAGGCGTATCGTCAATTAGTGCTGAGCAGCCAATTGTTGGCATTCGCATGGCTAGTGGTCGCACTGGTAATGTAATCATCCCATCGCAAATTGAAGCAACCATTGAAGGAAACACCACTGCTAAGTGGCGGCTTCGTCTTAATCCAACGATTGTCAGTGGCACATGGACTCCCGCCCTTAACGGTCGCGGCAATGTGGAAATGATCACATCTGCAACCATTTCTGGCGGTACAGTGATTGGTGCAGGCCTTGTCGGCACGCGATCTAGTTCTTCTCTGCCCGCAGAGGCTGCATTGTCTTTGAGCTTAGGCACAAAGGCTGATGGCACCTCTGACATTCTTGTGCTCACCATGGAAGCAGACACATCCACGAAGGGCACAGGATTAATCGGTTGGCGGGAAGTAGTTTGATTACAATAGAAAAAAAGGGCGTGCGTTGTGGATCCAGCTAAGTACGACATAACAATCCACCAAGGCGCCACGTTTGAGTTGAATTTACAGCTCAAGGATGGCAATAATAATCCAGTGGCAATGTCTGGATATACAGTGGCCGGCAAGGTCTTTGATAGGTATGGCGTTGCGTTATTGGCGACTTTCGCTCAAGAATGGACAGCACAAGCCAGTGGCATGTTTAAGCTTTCTATTCCTGCATCTGGCACTGCCACATTAAGTGGCAGCGCTCAGTATGACGTACTTGTTACAGAGCCTTCTGGGCGAAAATATTATATTCTTGAAGGGGCTGCCATTATCAATCCCGGTCTTACAGGGAGGCCTTGATGAAACTTGTCATTAGCGGATCATCTTCTGCGCAAGTACAGGTGGTCGAGAGTGACAATACTCTTGTAGTTACCAAACCAGTTTCCTCCATTGTTTCTGTTATCAGCGAAGGCCCGCAAGGGCCTCAGGGTGTTGCTGGCGCCGGATTCGATTTCATGCAGCCTACCGCCTCTACGACATGGACGATTAACCACAACCTTGGATACAAGCCGGGTGTTGATATTTACGACAGCGGTAGTCAGCAGATTACAGCCGAAGTATCACACCCTAGCCTTAATCAAACAGTTATACTGTTGACGGTAGCATCTGCTGGTTTTGCGAGGTTAACGTAAGATGGCTAAGAAGATTTTTACAGACTTTGACTTTCAGTCAGTTTCCAGAGTCGTTAATCTTCCTTCTCCTAGCGCAGCGGGCGATGCAGTGCCCAAGTCCTATGTGGACTCTGCTGTTGAGGGCTTGGCCTGGAAAGACAGCGCTCGTGTTGGCACGCAAAGCAGCATCAATTTAAGCAGTCCTGGCGCCACTATTGATGGCGTGACCATGGTGTCACAGGATCGCGTATTGGTTCGCAACCAGGCTACGCAAAGCCAAAACGGCATTTATGTGTGGAATGGCAGCGCCACGGCAATGACTCGTGCTTTGGATGCCAGCACGTTTGCCGAGCTTGAACAAGCGATTATTACTGTCGAGGAAGGCACCGACGCCGGTACAACTTGGCGTCAAACAGAAATCAACGGCACAATCGACGGCAGTGATGTCATTTGGACATCGTTTGCGGCTGCTGCACCTGCCGCCAGTGAAACCACTGCCGGTATTGCGGAGCTTGCCACTCAAGCCGAAGTTGATGCTGGCACTGATGATCTTCGCATTATCACGCCGCTTAAGCTTGCTTCGTGGTCAGGGCGGATCAAAAAATATAGCGTCAGCATTGGCGATGGCAGTGCCACCAGTTACACTATCACGCATGGCTTGAACACCCGTGATGTGATTATCCGCGTTTTCCCGAACTCTGGTAATTACGACGACGTAGAAGTGGACGTGTATCGTCCGAGCACTACTACGGCTACACTTGTGTTTGCGACAGCACCAGCCAGTAATGCTTATCGTGTTGTAGTGATTGGTTAATGGCAAGAGAGTTCCGCACCTCCCCTGATTTCAAGGCTCCCGTACTGGCTAACAGTGCGTCCGGCACCAGTGGTCAGGTGCTGATCTCTCAAGGATCGGTAAACCCCCCGCAATGGGGAGCCGTCCCTGTTCGTGCCAACGTCGCGGGCGCTACAAGCGGAACTTTGACGCCCAATGGCAACACCACTGATCTATTTGAAGCTGAAGGGCTGACTGGTGCTATTACGCTGGCAGCGCCGAGTGGCACCCCGGCTGATGGGCAGAAGTTGTTGATTCGCATTAAAGATAACGGCACTGCTCGTGGTATCACTTGGACAACATCGTCTGGCGGGTATCGCGCCATCGGCATCACATTGCCAACGACCACGGTGATTAGCAAGGTCACTTACGTCGGATGCATTTACAATGCCACTGACTTATTCTGGGACGCGGTTGCCACTGTCACCCAGGCATAACGAGCCATGAAGATTGATTTTGAATTTACCACTCCTTACGGCGTGTTTCGTGATGCGCTGTATCTCGATGACGATCATCAGCTCACCGAGAATGAAATTAACGCACTGAAGCAGGAACGCCTAGATAATTGGCTCACCATTGTTGAGCCACCAGTGGAACCTGTCGAGGAATAAGCGATGGCAGACCGTTATTGGGTGGGCGGTACGGCAGACTGGAATAGCGTTGCCGGCGCTAAATGGGCAACAACATCCGGTGGCGCTGGTGGCGCATCGGTGCCTACTACAGCCGACGACGTATTTTTTAGCGCCGCATCAACTGGAACGGTCACAATTACTGCGGGCAACTTAGGAGCCAAAAGCATTAACTGCACTGGCTTCACTGGAACGCTTGCTGGCAATGGTGCAATTTCTGTAGCAGGCAGTGTGACATTGGCTGCCGGAATGGGGTTTACATATTTTGGGGTGCTAACTTTTACGGCGACGGCAACACTAACTACGGCAGGGAAAACGATTAGGGATATAACTATAAATACCGCTGGCATTACCGTTACGCTTGGTGATGCTTTTAATTCCAACGGCACACTAACCGTATCAAGGGGAACTTTTGATACCGCAAACTACAGTGTTACTCTTGCAAATATTATTTCCAATGCTACAACTAATAGGACTATAACACTTGGATCGTCAACAGTAACCGTTACATCAACCAGCGGAATTGCTTTTGTTGGAGTTGGCTTGACTTTTAATGCAGGCACCTCGCAAGTCAACCTGAGTAGCAGTGGCGCTCAATTGTCTGGCAATGGGGTGACATTTTACAATGTTTCATTTACCAGCACTGCCGCAGGCACAGCCACTCGTAGTATTAATGGAGCTAATACGTTTAACAATCTTACACTTAACAGTAGCACGACTGGCTTAGCCCAGCTTGAATTTAGTAGTAATCAAACCATCAACGGTACGTTTACGTGCGCTGGTGCCAGTAGCGTGGCTCGTTGCTTTATCCAGAGCGACGTTGCTGGTACAAGTCGCACGATAACAGCCGCCGCAATCTCTGCTAACGACTGCGATTTTCGGGACATTACTCTTGCTGGAGCGGCTGCTGGCGTTGCCCCAACACGCGCTGGTGATTGTGGTGGGAATAGCGGAATTATATTTCCTGCACCCAAAACTGTTTATCGAGTGGGGATAAATACGATATGGGGAGGTAGTTCGTCCTGGGCTTTGACATCAGGCGGTAGTGGATCTGACGCTAATTTTCCTCTGGCGCAAGACACTTGCATTATTAACAACGATACATTACTGACGGGCACCTTAACGATGACAACATTTAACGTTGGCACTTTTAGTTGCGCCAACCGTACTAATCCAATAACGCTAAGTCATAACACCGCATATCGCTATGGATCTTACACGTTAAGTTCTAGCGTGACCCTTACCGGCACCAGCACTCAGACCTTTTTTGGCCGTGGCACGATGGATTTCATCAGTGCCGGCAAAGTTCCCGACTTTCCAGTGTCAGTCAATGCACCCGGTGGCACGTTCAGACTTGGTGACGCATTTAATTCAACCAGTAGTCTCACACTTTTGCAAGGAACATTTGACGCAAACAATTACAATGTAACCGCTAATAGTTTTAACTCCAGCATTGCAAATGTTCGCACAATCACAATGGGTTCCGGCCTTTGGACATTGACAGGAGTCGGGACTGTCTGGAACATCTCAACCGCTAGCAATCTCACTTTCAACAAAAATACGGCCAATATACTTTTGAATGTTAGCTCCGCAGTTTCTTTCGCTAGCGGACCCCTTACTTATAACAAGCTTACGATTGGGGGCGGTGCAGCCACATCAACAGTAACGATCAACTCTACTGTAGGTAGCACGTCTGGAAGCTTTTCTGAGCTAGCTAGCACTCGCACAGGCTCTTACACCGTATCGATGGGAAACTCAAACGCCGCGAGCGGTGCCGTCATTGGAACGTGGTCAATTACTGGCTCGCCCGGCAACATTGTTTCAATTGTTAGCCCCACTGCTGGAAGTCGCCGAAGCTTTACTCTTACCAATGTCACCAGCGGCATTGACTATTTATCTGTCACGGACATAGGAGAGCAAAGCGGAAACAAGTTTTACGTCGGAGCCAATTCCATAGACGGTGGCAACAATTCCAATGTCTACTTCACCGCGCCGCCTAGTGCTGCGGCAACGGGAAATATGCTGATGTTGTTTTGATGGTCAACAATAATTGAAAACAAAATCCGCTACGATGACTGCTCTTTGGTGATATAGCAAATGCTTATCGACTCATGGCGTTCTCAGCATATTGATGCCATTTCCGAAAGCCTGGCTGAATTCGTCACGGATGGTGGCGCTGACGCTGCGCACGAGGCATTGTGCGACGCCATAATGACTTGGATTGACTACCACCAGAAAGAACTGAGCGAATGGCGCTATTTAGCGGCACGTCTACACCTTCCATTGCCAAGCGATTCTTCAGCCTGTTCAAAAACGAGCGGCAACAAAAACAACTAGAGGAACTGCGGCAAAGTGTCCACGAGCGCACAAAGAAGGTTGCGCAGGAAGACTACGAGTGGTGGAACGCTTTGCCCTACGAAGAAAAGCTAAAGGCTTTTCGCAGTGTATGTCGCCGCATTCAACAGGGTGACGTGGTTGAGCGTGGATCGTATCGCCACGTTCTGTATGAAGTGTTTGGCTTTGATGCCGATGCCTATGTTGATGGAATGGACTGTGGCTACATGGACATCCACAATCTCATCGCTCGTGGACACGAGGAGGTTCCCCATCGAGAGTCCATGTGATTCTCATCTCACCGCCCAAGGCCTTCACTGCATCGCTTGCATCCACTGGCGGCGGGTGCTCAATCATCACTGATGGCACAATTGCATTTGGAAGTGGCGTTATTTTTGCTTTTGGGAATAGCTCCTGTGCTTTATCAGCTAATTTATCAGCTACATCATGTCGATGTTCAGCTTCCCATTGCTGAACTAATTCTTTCGCTTGTTTATCTACTTTCTGGAGCGTGAGAGAAGTTTTCCATGCAGCCCAGTCTGGATGGCACCATTCCAGAAGCCGTTTCATCAATGGATGAAAAGCCAGAGAAGGTCTCTTCCTGATAAGGAAGAGGCCCAGCTCGTAACACAATGCATTGAAGATGGCCTGGTTGCTCATCCTTCCTGGTAGACGCTGATGAAGATGGCGCCAGTCTTCAGCAGCGGCATCACAAAGTCACGCAGGTGGGCGTTGTGCATGCGGACGCAACCATGAGTGGCCAGGAGGGGCTGCATGGGTGCCCACGCACCAGGCCAACCATTGCCACTTCCACCACCATGCAGCATGATTCCTGCTCGCCCAACGCCAGCCTCCTGACCTTCTAGATCGATCATGTCAAGGCTGTACCAACCATAGGCCATCAGCGTGCGATCATACGCGGGCTTGTCTCCATTGATCTCATAATCACGGTAGACAGTGCCTACTTTGTACAGACCAGGCGGTGTATCAGTATTGCGCAGCTTCCATTCATAGTCGCTGCCTTGCCCTCGTGCCAGAGCAGGAAGCTCCCATAAGAGCTTCCCTTCAAAATCAAAACACTTGGCAGTTTCCACTGCATCGTTTACGACGATGTGGTGGTCGCCTTTCTTGAAGCCGAATTGTTTAGGAGTTTTTTTAGGGCCGATCATGGGAGAAGTGCGCGTTGATTCAGGAGCATATTCCTTCATCAGTCGCGATAATTTAGCGGGATATTCGGGATCAGTGGCATACGCTTGCTCCTTCAGCATGCGTGCCGCAGCATATCGATTGGGGGCGTGATTAATGCCTTTGAACTGCCGATAATCTTTGTACCAGCGCGTTACAAGATATTCAATGCAGGCTGCAAGGCTAGGGAAGTCAATGAAGCCCGCCTTAATCGTCACCCATTGTCCGTCGTACCATTCTTGAGTGGCAGTGGTGGTGCCACTCCCCTTTAAGCCGAGGTAGTTATGGGTGCCAGAAACGTGTCGCCCGAACCCACTCTCCAGGCAGCATTGTGCTGCAACGAGTTCAGGATATCGAGCGCCACATCTGCGAGCAATCTGAAAGCATTCGTCCCAGAATGCCCGATTAGTGGGCCACATGGCCTCAGTCCTTCACGCGAAAGATTGCTTTCAAGCCTGTAAGCACAAGCTGAACAATATTGTTTTCCTTGTAGGGAGTGCGTTCAATAATCTGGTCAGCAGCAGCCACCAGAATGCCACCAATGACGAACCATTCAATGCCGCCCATGGTAATTCTCCGAGAGGGTTTCTTTTAGCTTAGCGCCGAATCTCCAAACTCCTCACTCGTGCTTCTAGCTGTTGAACATTAGCAGTGAGAGTGTCGAGATTTTTAGTGATTGCTTCTACTTGCGTGGTAATGCGAATTTGCTGTTGTCCCACGGCAATCATCATGCCACCAGATGCCAATAGCATCCCTGCCGTGACCGTAGCCACAAAGTTAGTCAGTCCCTCTTTCACTGCTCGCTTTGAGGCATTTTTATAAAGTATAGCACTGTCTCACCGATCATCTTTAGAGGGTAGATTAGGGACAGCCAATTGAAGATAAGCGTCATGTTTGTGGCGTTTGAGCCTGATGATTACATCACTGGACTCATTGAACTACGCAAGTCGGATGCCACACGACGCTTTAGGAAATCTATCTTTGACGACTATCCCCTTCGCGGGCCGTTAAACCAGGCGGCCTGTGCATATTGTGGGCGATGGAATGAGAAGCTGACCATCGACCACATTGTTCCCAAGAGCAAAGGTGGGCCGCATTTCGCCCGCTGGAACATGGTGCCAGCGTGCAAGCGTTGCAACCTGGCGAAAACTGATCTGCCAGTGTTTGAATGGTGGCGCCCCACTGGCCAATGGAGCCAGCAGCGGGAGGAGATTCTGATGGCATGGACCTACGCCAACAGCTTCATCGACGCTCACACTGACTCCGCTGAATACTGGAGGTTTCTGGCTGAGAAGCGGGTGGTGCAGCAGGAAGTATCGCGTCGCATGAGAAAAGGGCCATTTCGTGGCCCTTTTTCTTTAGCCGATTTGGGAGATTGTGGCTGGGCTGCTGCTTAGTCGTAGCAATTGTATTTTCCGTTCTTCGACGAGATGAGCGGAACTTACGCAAGATACGAGGCCAAGCTCGGGATAGGAAATTTCGTACACTTCTTGATCGTGCGAGTCCACGTAGAAGCGCACCTGTGCGTCATTGATGGATGTCATTGATGGCAGCCAGAGCTTTGTCCATGTTGATGATCTGTCTTTCGGGCCACTCACGGGCGTAAGTGATCGCCTTTTTCAGGTCGCGAATTAGAGGCTCAGCGCCGCAATCTTCCCCATCGTCACAGAGATACTCATCAACACTGTCAAGGAGCCGCTCATAGCGGCTCTGCGACCATTGCTTGCGCCAGTCTGCGTCAAAGCCTGGGGGAGTGCCTTCAATCGTCATTGGAAGTGCGTGGGTAACGGCGGTCAAGACGAACGGCATCATCGATGAGATCGTCGGCGACGGCCATGATCGCATCCAGTTTATTAAGGCGGTCCAGATACCACGCGGCTTTCTTGAGACTGTCTTTCCCTTTGTGTCGTTCTCGCCACACGTATTTAGCGATGTTCCCTTTAAGGAAGCCGCGAAACTCTTCAATGGTGAGTTGAGCCTCAATGGCTTCGATGCATTCGATGCTGCCCTCTCCCACATAGTGCGGGGGGTGGTTCACCATGTCAGAAGCTTTGTCCATTGGCCTTAAATGCTGCGAAGGATTCCGCCACGATAGGCTCGGCAAGCTCGGCCATACAGTCTGCATAGGCACGGATTTCCCATTGCGAATCTGCTGGCTGACGCAGGCTGAGAAAATGCAAGAGAGCCTGGAGGCTGCACGTCCAAACGAACGAGGTGTAATGGCACGTCGGAAGGATGCCTCGTGCCTGCTCCTTGCTTACGCCCACTGCTAACAGCGTGGCATAAGCTTCCTTCACTGCCTGCAGGGCCTCT